TGAATTAAAAGAATTCTTACAGCAAATATCCACAGGATTAGGAAAAAGAACAGCTGGATTTAAAGAATATACTCGTGGGACACAACACCGTGGGACACAGATGATGAAAGGTGGGGATAATTACCGTGAATTTTTATTTTCACACAGACCAGGTAAATTAAGACAGAATGAGCCAACTTACACATATGCGCATGATTTTAATTTAAGTTCATCACAGCGAGCAGGCGGCGTTGTTCATGCACGAACATCCGATAGGACTGACCAGTTTGGAAGAAGAATTCTTAATATAGAAGAAATACAATCTGATATGCATCAGCCTGTTAACGCTGCGCAAAGAAAATTAAAGAGAATGCACGCTGATTGGGTGAAAGAAGGAAAGACGCCTGAAGGTGAGTATGCTAAGATGAATAAACACCAACAAAAAGATTATGACGAGCTTGTCACATCCAGCAAGTACGCACCACGCCTGGATATGCAAGAAGAAATTGGGACGGCCAATGAACAGCATTTGGCACTAATTGCTGCTAAGATTGAAGATATACTAGCAATGCCACAGGATAAATTTACGCAGGCAAGATTAGTTAAACTTAGAAAAGAACAAACGAAAGTTAGAAAAATGATTCAGGAAGAACAAGCGAAGGTGGCGGAAGGAGAGCATAGTGGCATTCCTCAAGGACCACTGAGCAAGACGGAAGATTATAATGAATTTATTATTAAATACCTATTAAAAATAAAGGGTTATCCCCTACAAATAAGGATTATAAAGGAAACGTCGTTGCCTACGGACCAATGGCGAAAGGTGCTATGGAAAAGGCTGCAAAGAAAAGTGGTGCAAAATTTATGAAAACTGTTATAGTGGACGGTGAAAATAGGGCATGGGAAGTTCCAATGATATTAATCAAAGATAATAAGGCTGCACAGGCTATTATTGACAAAGGTCTTCCTATCTATAAAAAAGGAGGAGTAGTTAAAAAATAATGCCACCAAAAAATCCAAACAATAATATTGAAAGAGCTTTAGGCTCTTTAACTGATGCTTTAGAAATAGAGCCAACAGGAGAAGAAATACAACTTGATGTTGATGAAAAAATTTCTGATCCTAATGTTGAAATAACAGAAACAGAAGTTGGAGGCGCGGATGTAAATTTTGATCCCAACGCGCCTATCGACACAGCTAACATTCCACATGATGCTAACTTAGCAGACTATATTGATGAAACAGAATTACGTAGATTTTCAATAGATCTCGTAGAAAGTTTCGAAACGGATAGGGAGTCAAGGAAAGATTGGGAAGATACCTATATCAAAGGCCTTGACATGCTGGGCTTCAAATATGAAGACCGCACCCAACCGTTCGAAGGAGCGTCCGGGGTCGTTCACCCCTTACTCGCTGAATCTGTAACACAGTTTCAAGCCCAAGCGTATAAGGAACTTCTCCCCCCAAGCGGCCCCGTTCGTACTCAAGTTGTAGGACTTTCCACTCCTGAAGTTCAGGATCAAGCGAAGCGTGTACAACAATTCATGAATTATCAAATTACAGATGTCATGAAAGAATACGACCCGGACATGGACCAATTACTCTTCTATCTTCCTCTTGCAGGATCAGCCTTTAAGAAAGTATATTATGATAGTTTGTTAAAACGTGCAGTGGCAAAATTTATTGCCGGCGAAGATCTTGTCATAAATTACATGGCAACTGATTTAGAGAATGCAGATAGAGTTACGCATATCATCAAAACAAGTTCAAACGATATTAGAAAACAACAGCTACAAGGATTTTACCGTGACATTGAATTGAAAAGTGGAACAGTTGAAACCAGTGAAGTTGAAGAGAAGGTAAATACACTTGAAGGTGTTCAAAGAGAATACAGCGAAAAAGATGAAGAACATACAATTCTGGAAATGCATGTTAATGCTGATGTTCCAGGATTTGAAGATGAAAGCGGAGTTAAGCTTCCTTACATTATTTCTGTTGATGAATATTCCCAAGAAGTTTTATCCATCAGAAGAAACTGGAAAGAGAAAGATCCTAACTTTGCAAAGAATGATTATTTTGTACATTACAAGTTCCTCCCAGGCCTAGGCTTTTACGGCTTTGGTCTAATACATATGCTAGGTGGATTGTCGAGAACTGCAACAAGTGTTTTGCGGCAATTAATTGATGCAGGTACTCTTGCCAATCTGCCAGCAGGTTTTAAGGCGCGTGGTATGCGTATACGTGACCATGATGAACCTTTACAGCCAGGGGAATTTAGGGATGTGGATGTTACAGGAGTTTCCATCAAAGAATCTTTATTGCCACTTCCTTATAAAGAACCATCACAAGTTTTATTTGCCCTTTTAGGTTTTGCAGTTGACGCTGGAAAATCATTTGCAGCAATTGCAGATATGAAAATGGGTGAAGGGAATGAACAGAATCCAGTTGGAACAACTTTAGCTCTTTTGGAAAGAGGAACTAAAGTTATGAGTGCAATACATAAACGATTGCATTATGCACAAAAAATTGAATTTAAATTACTCGCAAAAGTATTTCAGTTGTATTTACCACCGGAATACCCATACGCGGTAGTTGGCGGAAACCAAATGATCAAGCAACAGGATTTTGATGATCGTGTTGATATTATTCCAGTTTCTGATCCAAATATTTTTTCCATGGCGCAACGTGTTACATTAGCACAACAACAATTACAATTAGCGACAGCTAACCCTGGATTACATAATATGCGTGAAGCATATAGAAGAATGTATGATGCAATGGGTGTGGATAATGTGGATTCAATTTTAAAACCTGATCCAGAATTACCAGAACCTACGAGTCCTGCAAC